GAGGGGATTAGGCTCCAGCCGGTAGTTTTGCAGGTTCATTTGCCCACCTTCAACGCGTTCATCTGCGTACCGCTAAAAGGCATCGTGAGGAACGCCAGCACACTGCTCACCGCAGCAGAGACACCAGCCGCTACCGCCTTCGAGCCGTAGAGTGCCAGCACTGCGCCGAGCTCGCTGAGGTCGTGTGCTTCAGATGTCCGGACGCCATCGCCAAAGACCGAGGTAAAAGCAGCTGTAAAAGCCACGATCACAACGACCACGAGTCTTTTAATTGAAATAGAGTTCATCTGTTTATGACTGCCTCCAACGCGCTGACCTTGTTCTCAAGTTTACCGAGCCGTTGCTCAATGCGGCGCACTTCCTGCTGTTGTCCATCGAGCGTCGAGATGATGTGTGCCACCTGAGTCTCCAGGCGCGTCAGCCTGACCTGCAATGCCACCCAAGCGGCACCGATACTCACCGTCGTGATAAAAGCTTGGATACCGATCTGCACCCACATCTCTGGACTCATAGACTACTCCACCAATGACTTCACCTTTATCATGGTGCGATGGAGTCGAAGCTTGCACCACGCAGTCGATATACGTGCGGTTACGTGCGAAATACGTGCGCTACCCGTTTGTCCTGGCGCGAAGTCCGATGGTTTGACTGACTGCGTTGGTGTGGCCGTAGTCTGATCCGATGACCTCATAGTATGGCGCGAGGTTCTGAGGATTTCCGCTGGTGTATATCCTGTCATCTGCCTTGACCTCGATGTCAGGTGAGCATGTGAGCGTCCATGTGCCAGACTGCTCGATCATGCCGCCGACCACGCCTTCGGTATCGCCGGTGTTACTTATGGTGCCACGGATCTCAGCGACCTGTATCCAGTGCTGTGACACGCCACCGATGCCATCCGCTTGATTGACGGTCCGCCAGATCGCGACACGGTCAGCGTACGAATACGCCTGGATCGCGTTCTTGAGCGCGTTGCTGTAAGCTGCCGGGATCATACGAACACCATCGGGCTGAAGCGCTTCGCCTGGTCGAGACAGTGCTCACGGAGCACGGCCATCTTAGCATCGACCTGACCATCCTTGACGTCAATGAGGTGCGTGATGCTGGACGCTTTGCGAATCCAGCCCTGTCGCGCAGCTGTGCGGATGTCATAGCGTTCATTGTTGGCGGGACCGATGTCCTGCCACAAGAGGTCACCACTGCCATCATTGACGCTGTAGCCGGTTGTCCTGGTCCACTGTGGGAACTGCGGTTCCGTGGCGCTCGATGTCCCTGCGATGACGCACTGATAGAGTCTGCCATTCGCTACGGTCGGGATGATGATGTCGCCGACGACGAAGGCTGTGGATGCAGACCAGACAGCCCAGCGAGCGTGATCGTCCACGAGCTGCTGTAGTGCAGTCGAATCGAGGAACGGATACTGGTCGGATGCGGTCATCCATGCGAGTCGGTCGAGTGCTTGAGTTCTTGTGAGTGGCATGTGTACATCCTAAAAACAAAAAGGGAACGGGATAACCCGCTCCCCTTGACTGCGAAGTCAGACAGCCTACGAAGCGGCTGCCTGGAGAACGATGATGGAACCAGGAACCTGATCGGCCACTGTTGCGGTGACGTTTCCGACATCGAAGCAGTTGAACGCATATCTCTCAGTCGCTTTGAACGTTAGCGCGTCCTCAATGAACTTGACCTGGTCACTGACTTCGACTGATACACCACGACGATCGCCGAACGCGACACCCTTGGAGAGATCTCCGAGGACTGCCATCGTCTTGGATACACCGGTTGCGCTTGGCATGTTCTGAACGAACGAGATCGGGATACCGAAGAGTGTTGGTTCAGGACCGTAAGCATTCTGGATGTCCATGATCGAGTTCCCAGAGAGGGCGATCAGCTTGTCTGCGACGCCGTTGTAGAACACCTGCTTGTGCATGTACCAGCGTGGTTGCGTGGCATATGGCTGAAGCTTTGCGACCATGCTCTGGAAGTTCGCGAGCGTGAAGCTCGAGAGGTTGGTCTGTGAACCGGAAGGACCGACGACCATCGAGGCGATGCTGGAGAAGGTTCCAGAGAGGGCCTTGATGCGTGGCATGATTCCGGTGATGGAACCATAGGTGCTCGTGCCATCGCCTTGGAATGCAGCTGCATCCTCAGCAAGTGCGAGACCGTATGCGAAGTCCTGCGCCAATGTGGCGCCGAAGTCGATGACGGTGTCTTCGTTCAGTTCCTTGGACACGACGGTCAGGATCGCGAGTTTCTTCGCGGTCAATGCGACCTGTGTGAAGGTGATGTCACTCGCGGTGATGGCGGTTGCTTCACCAGGGTAATAGGTCGTGGTGCTGGTCGATGCGTTCGGGACATTGAGGACGTCAGATGTCATCGGATAGATGCGGCTGTAACGACGTGCGATACCGTACTCGTTGCGAAGCCAGATCAGGCTGGACGAAACGATTTCAGGAACGGTGAATCCACCCTGTCCATTATCGCCTTCGGTCTGTGCCTTGACGCCATGCTCGTTGCACCATTGTGCAGCCTTTGCATTGCCGAGGACCGTACCGCGAACCCACTGGCCGAATGCGTATGCTTTGAAGTCAGCCTCAGCCTTTGGTCCAGGGAATGGATTCCGGACAACACTGCCGGACTTCCATGGCTCAGACTTTGGCGCTTCAGATGCGACAGGAGCAGGTACGGAGCCGAACTCCTTGAGCATGTCGATGCGCTCAGAGAGAGACTTTGCAGATGCGTGGAGGCGATGGGCTTCGGCCATGTCGCCGCCATTGATGAGGACTTCTTTTGCAGCTGCGATAGTGGACTGTCGCTGTGCTTCGAGTTGTTCAATATTCATTAGGATAACTCCAGGATCATGAGCTGGCGGAGGAGAGCGTTCTTCGCTTCGTCCACTTCGCTCGGTTGGTCGACGATGGTTACATCTTCGCTCGACGCTTCATCCCGAAGCTCGGACCAGATGGTTTTTGCGAATCTTAGCGACTCGCTACGTGAGAGACGAACTGCATCCCGCAGACGTCGCTCCACTTCTCGAATGGATGTCGGTCGCTCGTGCTTCGACTTCATCGATTGCACTTCCGCTGCCGGATCCTTAAGATTTGCTGTAAGTTCTTTGGCCTTCGATGCGAACGCATCGATGATGGCGTCGATGTGTCCTCGACCGAGACCAGCATCGAGAGCGGCCATCATGCCAGCACAGAGGCGATCATAGAGTGCCTCGATGCCTTCATGGACCATCTCTGCTGCCAGATCTCCGTAGACGTTCTCAACGAATGTCGCCACGTCTTCACCAGGCGCGACTGGAATCATCATCTCTTCTTCTTCCATGCCATCCTCCATGTCGCCATACATGTCCTTCAACGACTTGACCATGTTCATCGGTTCAGCAGGTGTCGGTGTGAGCGATGCCTCACCGATTGGCCAGCGTGTGATTTCGTAGCGGCCATCGGCCATCTTCTTCCGCTCGACCATGTGACCCGTGGCGCCGCTGGAATATCCAAGCTTGCCAGACTTCGCGAGTTCTTGGATCATCTTCTGATACTGGTCAGCCATCTCGACCTGGCTCTCATACCAGAGGCCCTTGTCGTCCATGGTGATGTAGCCGGTTCCGATGCGTGACTTTCCGACCTGCTTGTCCTGGCCGTGATGATAGTAGAGGTTCATCGGAACACGCTCGCCAGACTTCATCGGACGACCGAAGTCAGTCGACGCAGTGAAGTAATCGCCCTCGAGGTCGGCGCCGCCGAAGCGCACCAGGTAACCACGCACACGACCAGAATCGTCTGCCTTGATCGCATCGCCAAAGGACACCATAGTCTGCATCATAACTCCTTGACCGGCACGACCACGGCCTGTGGTCCCCACTGATTATCCTGCACCACTTTGCCGAATGCACTCAATGGTGTGCCTGTCTCATACAAACGATACCGTGAAGGTCCTAAGACCTGCCGACGCTCCGCCTTACTCAACATCCTGAACTGCTCTTCCTTGTCCGGCATCTCTTCCGGTTCATCAAAACTGCCTGGCGGCAGTCCTGCGAGTTCACTGTATGTCGGGCAGATTGGAATGACCGTACATCTACAGTTTGGATGCGAAGGTACAACATCTGCAACAGGATTCGGATCGCCATGTAGCGACCAGCACACAGGGCACACGTTCACATCACCAGCTGAGATGCGACGCCAGCCACGAACGATGCTGAGATTCGCCTCGAAGGTCTGTCGCTGTGCTTCGCGGTTCGCTCGAATCATCTCTGTTCGTGCGATGGTAGCAGCTCGTGAAGGAGCGAGAGTTTCGTACGTCCTTGCCATGCGTCGTGCGACCTGCAGAGGATTGAGACCCTGCGCGATGCCGATGGTGACATGGTCCAAAGCAAATGGACCGATAGCCTCGAACAGCACTCCAAGCGGTGAACCGTCAGCGGCGAAGCCAACGACGTTGGTTATCGCTTCGACGGGGAGCCGGTTCCACATCAGATCAGCCGTGAGCGACACTGACGAAGGAACACCCGCGACTGCTCGCACGAGATCCTCCTGAATGTCCAGCGACAGCTGTATGGCGCGTCGTTGTCCGCCTGTTGCGATGTCGGTCGCTTGTGGCGCCCATCGTGCGACTTCATCAGCCATCTGGACATTGAGCGCCTCGAGGCGGAGCATGTACTCAGAGAGACCACTGATGTCCTCACCTGCTGCCTGTGCCTCCTCGATGGCGGCTGTCACCGCTTCGAGGCGCTTGAGGTTGTCAGCCTGGAGGACACCGTACGTCCTGCTCATCTCAGCGAGAGCAGCGTTCTCACGGTATCGGAGCTTGTTCCTGTAGCTCTCGTTGACTTGATAGATATCAGGCATCGGTGTCGGTCAACTCGTATCCGTAGTATGGATGATAGGACTTGCCGTTCTCCTTCGGCGCCATCTTTTTGAGAATCTCTTTGCGCGCAGCTGTTGACCATCTGTAGCCAGCATCGCCACCCCATGCGGCCCATGCCACACGACCAGCGGAAGGATAGCCATCCTCACCTGGTCGGAAACCTTCCGCTTGTTTGTCTACTTCGTGACGTCGAAAGAATGAGTACATTCGAAGGACAGTCGACTCGGACAACTTCTCACCACTGATGATCTGATTCGCCCTGGCCCATGCGACAGCGGTTCCGCCATCACGACCAGCATCACGCCATTCGATGGCGCGCTGTGCTTCCTCCTTCATTTCTTTGGAGGGAAAGAACTTCAGTCCTGGCTCAGATGCATCGTCGAATGCTTTGGTCTCTTCCTGGCGAACTGTGACAGGCAACAGGCCGAGGTGCTGGATGCTGTTGAGTCCGACAGCCTGGAGTGCCGCTTCTGGTTCAAAACCAGCACGAATCAATGCACCGGCAGCGCCGACCAGCTTCGCAGTCTCATCCGCAGTTCGAGCTGTCGAGACAGGCGCAGCATCAGGGACCAGAAGTTCCTGCGCGCCGATCTGCACAGGGACAGCTGTCGGATGGTAATAACCTTCGTCATCATCCGAAGGCGTCACGCCAGCGACACGCTTGGCTGTTGCGAGATCCACAATGCCACTCTTGTATAGTCGCTCCGCTCTCTCTGCGTCCTCATTGAGATCCGCTTGAAGCGCCGGAACATTCGATACGTCGAACTCGAGGTAGTCGCCTGGCTGCGTCTCTTCGTAGTCCGGTAGCAGTGCGATGGTGAGCGCTTCTGACATCTGACGCATCAGCGGAATCATGCCATCAGTCCATGCCGATCGTGTCGCTTGCTCGAGGTTGCTGTAGGTTGCGCGCTCGAGACCGCTGCCGAGTTGAAGGACCAGCGGATTGAGACCGAGAGCTGCACAGACGCGCTCCTCCGGTTTGCGGCGGATCTCATCGAACGCCATCTCACTTGGTTTGTGTGATACCTGCTCGACCTTGAACGGTCCAGTCATCACCAACACACTGCCGGCATTGTCGCCAGTGAAGTCCTGTTGAAGTTTCCGCTTTGTCTGACGTGCATCGTCTTCGGACAAATCCTCGACACCGCCCTTGTAGTCTGGTCCGACCATAATCGATGGCATGCCACCGTTGCGAACCATGCCAAATGCGGCGCTCGCTGCGACATTGTCTGTTGCAATCTCACGAAGCACAGACGTGACAGGAGAGCGTCCAAAGCGAGAGTCCTGCGGATCTCGACCGTATCGGATGTGAATGAGGTCCTCGAGCGCTATGTCGTACGACGTGCCATCGACGGTGTACTGGTATTTGATCAACGGATTGATCTTGTTACCGACTGGACGCATCATGTCAGCCGCAAGGTATTGCAAACCAACGACACGTCCAGACACGCGCACCTTGCGGAAGTACGCGTTTCCGAGCAGCTGGTAGTCTGGAAGAATCCACGACCACACGAGCGATGGCGGCACGTTCGGTGTTGGCTGCGCGAGCAGCTGCAAGATCGGGTGATCTGCGACTGTCTCGACCTGTCCATCTGGCATAGGTCTACGGACGACAGGGACACCCTGGCTCCAGTTTCGAATGTACCAGTCCATGCCGATCGCGACGATAGAGTTCAGCATCAGGTCGCCGGCCTGGTTGCGCCAGTTGAAACTTGAGCCTGGAAGGTTACGTGTCAGCAGGGACCAAAAGTCGCCGTTCCCAGTGCCAGTGAAATAGGACGTTTGGCGCTGTATTAGCGGCGGCGGAAGCAGTGCATTTGGCGCGGCAGTTGCTTTGCCGATGAAGCGATCGAAGAGTCCCATGTGACTATTGTGTCCTTATCATGCGTTATACTGCACCCCACCCACCGCCACGACCGACCAGCTCGTCGTAGGCGTCAGTCAAAGCGTCGACGATGTCGTCATTCTTCCCCAGAGGAAAGGTTCGCATTTCGTCCAAGAGTTCGCGATTCCACGAAGCTGCGACCATGTAGACATTGCCACCAGCGACCTGAGATGCGAACGGTTCAGCCCTGACATCCTTCGCACCGGTCACCGGCAGGACTGTCACAGCACTACCATGCAACAGCCGAAGCATGTGCATCGCTTGACTCTTGCCAGCCTGGCCCGGGTCCTGCGGTAATCGAATCCTGATGCCACGACCATCAAGAGCAGCTGTCTGCTTGATAACTTTATCGCGTTGGTCGGTGTCATACTGGCCACGCACGACATCGAGGATCCAGATACGGCCATCAGCATCGCGTCCCATTTTGACACCGACCGTGAAGTCACCACTTCCAGCTGTCGCTGCAAGGTCCCAGGCGCGGGACATCTTCGCACAGTTTGGCATGGCGCTCTCGATGACAATCCGATCTGACTTGAAGAACGAACCCTCACGAGGTGTTGGATGTTGCTGGTACAAAGCACTCCACCCATAGTCGCCGCTGTTGGCAACCATGACCTCTTTGATGCGTCCGAGCTCCTTGACGTCGTACCGTTCTGGCCACAAAGCTTCGCCAGGCATTCGACCGATCTGGTCCTTCTCCTCCGCGATGGCTGGAAGGTTTAGCACGGTCCATCGATGAGGTTCCGAACTGATTGCGCGAGCGGTGATGTCATCGTGATGCCACCTGGTCGAGACAATGATGAGAGCGCCCTTCGGTTCGAGGCGCGTGTATAGATCGTCGGTGTACCAGTCCCATGCTTTGTCGCGGTATAGAGAAGATTCAGCATCCTCGCGACTCCTGATCGGGTCATCGATGATGATGCGCTTGAAGCCGACACCGGTTGGAGGAGAACCGACACCACGCGCCATGAAGGTTCCGCCCTCCGGCAGTGACCACTCATCCTGTGCCGCGTTGTCCTTCGAGAGTTTAGTCCTGGACGAAACGATCTGTCTGGACTTCCTCGAAAAGCGTCTCGCGATGCGCTCGTTGTAGCCAGTGACCAAGACGTTTGCTGACGGATCTCTCTCGATGCAATAGGCGCCATATCGCACGGTCACTGTCTCAGTCTTACCGTGGCGCGGCGGCATGTGGATCGCGAGTCGGTCGATCTCACCACGCTCCACAGCGTCAAGGTGTGAAGCGATAGCGATGAGGTGCCGAGCTGTAAAGGACCAGCCATTCGGGAGAGTCTCTCGAAGGTAGTCGAGATAACAGAGAGCTGTCTGCGCGCTAGTTGTTGTCCTGGCTTGGTTCGGCTGCGGCGGAGAGAAGTTGTATCGAGAAGTTCGCAATGCGCTCATG